CGAGGCGAGACCGCGTTTGCGACGGCAGGTAGGGGCGGCGCGCCGTCCGTGCCCATGGAAAAGCGATGGGCCGATCCGTCCGCGGATGCGGCATAAGTTGAGGCGGCAGACAGAGTTTGCAACGGGTAGCGGATCGGCGCGAAATCAGCGATCGCCGCACCTTGATGCCACTCCCGGCTAATAACCGGCGCGGAGTCCAGAAAACCTGGGACAATTGGTGGAGTCTCCGGGGACACCATGTCGGGATAACCGGCCGAAATCATCCCGATGTCTGCGATGGATTGGGCTGTCGGCTGAGAAAACATGGGCATAAGAGCCTTAGCCACTGTGAGCAAATCCAATCGGCTCGGTGTAGATAAGCCGGGATCCGACGATGGCGAACCAGAGGGGGCTGTGATGGCTCGGTCACCGTGCCCGCGCACCGGTGCCGTTGAACTTTTGTTATTCGAATTGGCAACACCTGGGCCAATCTGTAACGCGGCCGCGGCGCGCGTCAGATGCTTCAGACGCATGCCACTACCTTCGACAACGCCATTAAGTGCGATAAGGTCGCGGCGGATGGTCGCCAACCCGACCGACACGCCGTTGTCAAGAGCGAGAGTGATCCCGATGGTATACGCGTCAATCATTTCTCATCTCGGACATCAGCCGGGCGAACATCTGTCCGATGCGTTCCGCAATGGCCGGCCCGGATCGACGGGCAGCCACGCTCAGAAAGGGATCGGGTGGTCTCGCGGCAGTCCCGAGTTCTCTCGTTACTGCCATTGACCCGGTCACACCAATCACCGCGGAATGCCCGTCAACGCGATGCGATACGCCCACCGAAGTTGCGGTCGAGCGCCCGTGCCCGCATGTGGCAACCACATCAGCGGGGGGTCGAGCAAGCACGTCAACGACCGCTTCGATATCGCGCGCCGCTCGTTCCAGCGCATCCGCTTGCGTGCGACCAACGTCGAAGCGCGATAATCGATCGGCGACTGCCTGCAGGCCGTCAATGGAAATCACCGTCGCTCCTTCCAGCGTAGATTGTGCCAATCAAACTCGCGACCGTCGATCGTCCCGAGCGCCACGACCCACGCGAGCCTGTCGTCGGGCGGCAGGCTGAACGCCACATCGAATGGCACCCCGTTCCTGACCAGGAACAGACAGTCAATCAGATCGGGGTGCCTGCTCAGTTTCCCGCGGCGGCCATCGTGTCCAGTTGGGTGATCTCGGGCTGCCCGTTAAGCGCCTCCGCGACCGCGGCAATCCCAAAATCACCCAATCGTGCCACTATCAACTCGATCTGCTGCTCATTCGTCGGCGGAGGTACAGGTACATTGTCGATCTCCGCCACGGAGCAGGCGAGCATTGCCATGCCAAGCCACGGCTGATTGTGCGCAAGGGTAGGGCCGGCTGCCTTGAACAAACGGAGCTTGTCGAGAGAGGTCATGCGGCGAAGCGTCAACCGTCGACCCTGCCTATCAGTCACAGTTGGGGCTGCTGTGGCGGCGGAGATGATCGTGGCTGAGGGACTCATCAGATTCGCATCCGCCGAGTGGCAAAGAACTCCAATTTCTGTTTGACGCCACTGTCGCCCTTCCACTGCCCGGCACTGGTCAGCTTGAACGTCACCCCGTCATACAGATAAGTCGACGTAGATCCGTTGGTCTCCGATACGTACTGATACATCGAGCCGGCGGGTACCATGCTACCATTGTAGAATTGCTGCTCCGCTGCCGCGATGAAGTCGTCAACGGTGGAATCGCCTCGCTCGATCTCGAAGGCGCCTTCCCAGCCTTTCGGGAGTTCCGCCCCCATCTGGGTACCATCGAGCCGATCCACGCGCACTGAGTATGTTAGCTGGCGTGCCTCGAATCCGGTAACGTACGTGAGGTCCACTCGCCCCGCGGGACCCAGGACGACCAACTGGGTATCCACGCCAACGGAAAAATTGGTAAGCGCCACGTTGAGATCTCCTTACGTCGGTTGCCCGCTGGGAAGCGTCTGAACGGATACCACGACAGTCTGGCCACCTTCAATGTTCACAATGAACTTCTCGTTTATCGATTGATATTGCACCTGGGCATCGGACTGGACATAGCCGAGGCTGGTTTGGCTGGCAGGATTATTCGATATGTCGCAGATCACACTGAAGGGAAGGCTGCCGTCTGCGCTCCCCAGGATGCCCTGGTTGAACATGTTCTGCAGAAAGGCGAGCTGCGTCGCGCGAATTTGCTGGAACAGGGAAGCATTGACCAACTGCCCCACAAACTGACCCATTCCCGCGGCGAGGGTTTCTGCTATATAATTTGTAAGACGGGTGTAGTTGTCCCCATTGATGGCAAGATTTGAGGACGAATTGTGGCCAGCCCGCACACCCCAATAAGTTCCACCAGGCTGAGGGTTGCAGATAACATCGATGCCGGCGCCGATCAGGACTGAGAGATCGGCCGAAGAATATGCAGTCGCCTGACCCGAGCCGGGAGTTCCCGATTTCTGACTACCAACGACACTGTAGAGTTGCTTGTTAAGGCTGGATTGCTCCGGCGAGAGGTTCGCCAGCCGGCCGGCCGTAAAGCCCTGCGGTGAAACCAATCGAACCATATTGTTGACCTGGTCAGACCACCATAGCCAGTCGCCGAACATCAGCTTGGCCGCATAGCTGTCAAGGCCGGCCTGCGCTTTGACATTGACCGCGTTCTGAATTGTATCGCCGGGCGGACCAGTCAAGATCATGTAGACGCCCTCTTGCAGGCCGAACGCGGCCTGCGTCGTCCACTGAGTTGAATCATCCGCGTCGGCCAGAAGCGCGATGCCGCAACCCTGACCGCGCAGCACGTACATGCCAGCCCTCGGCGGAACATCCAAGCCTACAAGCTGGGCCGCGGCGACGCCCGTTGCTCCATCAGACCCTGCGGTTCCGGCTCCAAGCGTGATGGCAAAGCTGGATGGGGCGACTATAGCACCTCCACTGCTGGCGATCACGAGTTGAGAGGAACCACGCTGTGTGCCTTGCCCCTGATTGACAGCAGTGGCCAATGCGGTCCAGAAAGCTGCCCCTGTTCCTCCAACGTTGCTGTATGTTTCCGGTTGAAGCCCAGGAAGCACTACCGTCAGACTCCAGGTGTTTGCCTGCGAACCAGGATTCAACGCCAGCACGACCTGGTTTCCTAGCGAGCCGGTATACAACGCGGTAAACGTAAATGTCGTGTTAGGAACTGCCGCCTGCGCGGCGGTATCGGTACCGTCTGTGACGCGAACGCACCGGAAGTTCTGTGCACCCTGCTGTACGGCTGTCGCAACCTGGGTCCCCATGTCATATTGGCGGGCAATGACAGAGCCGAAGCTGCCTGCGTAGTCTGCCATCGTGGCGACAATTACGGGTTGGCTGACGGGTCCCCACGGAGCGGTTCCGACCACACCTAGGACGTTGGTCGGAACACCATTCAGCACAAGGTTTTGTGGTGGGACAATCTGAACATAGAGGTTTGGTACTACCAGTGCAGTGGTGTTAAGGCTGCCCTGCTGAAAAATTGGCATAGGGATCACTTCCCTTTCACAGGTACGGCAAGGACACGCACCACCGAGTGCGCCCACTCGCTATCGAGAATTCGCGCGATGCGCGCCGGATCGGTAACCGCGTCACCTCGAGTGAGACGATCGAATGGTCTCACCACAATCAAGTGGATATTCATGGATTCTCCGAGAATCAGGCTGTGAAATCGGCCGCGTTCAGCAACAAACCGCCGAACAACATCGCCGGCTGTGATGCGCTAATGATGGTCGGGTACTCAACCTGGTACAGCAGGTCACGGCGGTAGAGCAACGCGTCCTGAGATTGATCGAACACCCTCGTCCCTGCATATGTCAGCTTGCCCATAGAGCCATCAGGCAGCGTGATGAACGTCAACCGCGCGAGGGCAAGGTCTATGGCACCAACTGCTGCGTCGCGGGACGCCGGAGTTGGGCACCAGCACGTGACGCGGAAATCCTGCTCCTGTCGTCTAATCTCCTGCTGGACGGAGCCGTCGGCGACCACGCGGGCGGTTAAGCGGCTAACTCCGGGGATGGTTAGCGTAGGCCCCGACAATTGCACGATTGCGCTTGCACGGGCCAGAGCCGCCAAATTGGCGGCGACCAGGGCCGGGCTATCTCCGGTTTGAGTGCGGTAGGCGTAACTTTTGCCATTTGGGCCATCAAGGAGAATTCCGGCCACCTGGCCGAGAGCCGCGGATCCTCCGAACGTCACCGAGGCGCCTGACACCGACACGGTTAGAGCCGGTGAGGTCGGGCTGCCGGGCCGCAGTTGGGTATATCGCGTTGTGGTGCGCGCGTGACCTGTCACTGGAAAGATTGTGACATTGATCCACCCCGCAGCTAAGTCTGCATCAAGCGCTGCCGAGTTTGGCCAGCCGCGATAGATACGACAGTCAGGTCCCGGAACGCTTGGTGAGCTGATGCCGTTCGGATAAAGTGCCGCCGAAGAAAGCGCGACCAGTGCGGTCTCCACATCGGATTCGTCTGCCATTAGGTGGCGGCCTGTTTGACGGAAAGACGCCAGCCGAGATCCGTAAGTTCGGCCGAAGAAACAACAGCACTGCGGCCTAGATCGTCAGTCAATAGATCGGAGAACTGAAGAACGACATCGGGATGGGCGGGCAGCAGCACCGTCCAACGCGACACCGACGAATCGCCGGGGAGATCGGCTGACGGAATCCCCGCGGGCGAGACAGCTCGCACACTGGCCGGCCAGCTCGTCAGCAGGGGCGTGTTGGTCGCGGCGGTGACCCCGCCGTAGGTGTTTACGCCACTGGCAGTTGGCGCGGCTGGGCGGGCAAGTGAAACGATCCGGTCAGCGCGGACACATAGAACCGGCATCAGAGATTGCTGAGCAGCGATGAACCAGGTGCCATTCTGCTGGACCAGGTAGTCTCCAACGTGGGTATAGGCAGCGTCGAAGATGCCGTTCCAAAGTGGATGATCATAGGTGCTCGCTCGCTCGAACCCTCCGCGCACGTCGCTGAACGCGGCATGTAGACGGAGGAAGCGATTGGCAGGACTCAGCGGCTCCGATACGCCCGACGGTCGGTATGCATCCGTGGGCGCGCCGATGAATCTGGCGGCAACGTTCAGGCCCCAATTTATCCGATCCTTGAGGCGGGGTTCGTCCATTTAGACCACCAAAGTGATGCCGCCGTCACCCAGGGCCGGCCCGGCAGGAATGCCAAGAAAGCCGCACAGCCGACGGCACCAACTGTCAAACAGACGGGCGCGATCGCGGGTTTCGTCACGATTGTGGGTCCACACCGCGGCTTGATCCGTGTCCAGATTTTCGCCGGAACGTGGAACTGCGGCTTCCAGGCCATGCAACGTGACGAGATGCCGTCGTACGATACCAATCTCGGCCTGCGAGAGGTTGTTCATGCGAAATTCCAACAGGCCGTAGACCTGGAAAAACCGCCACGTTTGGAATCCAACTGGGGCCGCTCCATACGCTGGGTAGCCGCAATACCGACGGACATCGGTTTTTTCAGCGTCGGTGAGGAGAGTCACAGATAGGATCCGTCGCCACGGCTCAGAAGAACTGTGCCACTGCCCGAGGTCAATACAGCGGCGGCGTACGTAATGAGGCTGTTCACCCCCAGCATAACCCGGGCATTCGGTAGAACCGGCATGTCGGCCGCCGACGCGGTCACCGACGGATCCGCGCCAAACCGTACATAGGCGAGTGACGCGCCAATGTTGGTTACCACGACAGAATCGCCACCGCCAGCCAGCGGGACGCTGGTTGAGGTGGTTCCGGCACTGACCGAGACCGTTCCAGTCGGACGGAAGGGCGTAACGGATCCTGTGGCCATAACTGTTTCACCCCGGCCGTTAACCGATGTGCTCGACCATCACCGCACGCTTAAAGGAAGCGTTGGTGGCGGTAGGAATCGTGGTGGGGCTGGTGGTAGTGTCGGATGGCGTGCAGTAGCCACCCATCCAATACCAAGACTGGGCGATGATCTGCTGCAGTCGATCTATCGGCTCACGAGTAACCATCGCCACACCATCCACCATGGCGATAATGGAATCGGAGGGGGCGACATCTTGGGCCGCCATTCCAGCGAACGTGCCCTCGATCAGAGCGCCTTGACCGCAAATAATCGGCCGACGGACCAACAGGCCAGCGAGCGTCGGATGCGATTGAACAAAGGCTTCGGTCGTGGGCATGAACCGCAAACCAAGAAAATCGTTTGTCATTCCTTTGCGGAATACCTGA